GACTGTGGCTGTAAGCAGCGACAGCAGAAATTAAATAATCCAGATTTACTAATAAACAAAATATTTTATGGGACAGAGCAAAACATCGAAGTACTACGAGAAGAACCCGAAGGCAGCGGAGAAGCATAGGGAGTACCAGCGAGAACTAAACAAGAAGGAAGAGCAGATTAAGTACCGATCAGAACACGTGAAGGAGCGTAGGAAGCTTGGTATTGACGGCAAGGGCGGTCCTGATGTAAGTAAGAAAAAAAATGGTACCTTTGTAAAGGAAAGCCCATCGATAAACAGAGCTCGAAATGGGGCAAATGGAAAAAGTACTAAAAAATAAATAGACATGGCAAATTTAAAATTACAAACTAGTGTAGCAGCAGCTGTTACACCAAGCAATACTGTTAATATACCATACCCTGGAGACAATACTGCATCACCAAATACTTCAGCGTGGCCTTGTGTCCTTTATGTAGGTGGAGCAGGAAATTTAAGAGTTCTTACTGCTGGAGGTAACGATGTTACATTGTCTGGCGTTGCTGCTGGAACTTTTATTCCTATTCAGGTTGTTAGAGTTTATAGCACAAACACAACAGCTACAAGCATTATAGCTCTTTGGTAAATGATACAGATAGGTATAAACATAGCGGTAAAAGGTTTAGCAATTATTAGTTCTTTGTTTAATTTCAGAGTAACTGAGAATGGAGATAATAGAATAACTGAGGATGGAGATAAAAGAATAACAGAATAAAATGGCAGATATAAAAATTAGTCAATTAACACCAAAGGGTGCACCTATAGCAGCTACTGATTTAGTAGAGATTGCTGAAGATGATGGGGCAGGTGGTTATGTAGCAAAGTCAGTGACAGGTGCAAATATCCTAGCATCAGGTATGGGTGGAGTGCATATATTAACTAAACCTATTTCAGGTAGGTCATATAATGTAAGAAGAACAGGTACTAATTCAGGTAATAATTTTAGTACTTCATCCAATACCATTATATTATATCCATTTATCCCTGCAAATACTTTAACAGTTTCAAATCTTCAAATTAGTGTAATAACTCTTACTGTTGGAGGTTTGATAAGAATACTTGTATACTCTGATTTAAATGGTGTACCAAGTTCTAAATTATTAGAAAGCACAAGTTTAGATTGTAGTACATCAGGAATTAAAACATATACTGAATCTTTTACATTTACAGCAGGTACTACTTATTGGTTAGGTCATTATGCAAATGGGGTTTTAAATTCTATATCTGCAGTACCAGGTAGTGAACTGACATCAATATCTGCTTATACAGGTGGTTTTAATGCTGCTAGCATTACTGTCACTGCAGCAGCAACTTTTCCTACTGCACCAGCTACACTTGGCACAGCTTCACCTGTATTATCAGCAGGACTTTTAATAAATTTAACAGCAGCATAATCACAGAATAAATATATAAAATGGCAGATAAAAAGATTAGTCAATTAACACCAAAGGGTGCACCTATAGCAGCTACTGACTTAGTAGAGATTGCTGAAGATGATGGAGCAGGTGGTTATGTAACAAAGTCAGTGACAGGTGCTAATGTAGTCAGTGGATTACAACCTACTCTAGTAAGTGGTACTAACATAAAGACTATTAATGGTAGCTCTGTTTTAGGTAGTGGTAATTTGGTAGTAGCAGGAGGGCAGATAGTACCTGCAGTATCTAATACAATAGGTACAACTATTACAGGCTTAACTAATGCTATATCAGATTCATTCTTATTACCTGCTAATACTTTTAGTAGTAATTGTCAAATTGAATTACAATGGTATCCATCTAGGATTGTAGGTTCATCAGGTAATTCACAGGGATTAGTATATATCAATAGTACTAACTCACTAACAGGAGCTACGCTATTTGCTACAGGTGTTAATATGTCACTTTCAACAGTAACTAATGTCACTTGTAGAAGAACTTTACAGGTAAGGAGTAATGTAGGAACTTTAATGTCTACATCAACTCAAACAGGTAGTGATTTTAGTTTTACTATACCTACAGAAAACTTACCATTTGATAACACATCAGGGATATATTTTCTATTTGTTATGAATAATACAACAAATGTGCTACTACAATCTCGAAATGTAGGATATAAATTAGTAGGATATAACTTATAATAATAAAACAATGAGCAATATAAAAACAAGCGAGGGTAAAATAACCTTTAATAAGACAGACTATGTATTACAGAACTTTACTAATGATTCAGGTGAGTCAGTTAGCTATGCTCTAATGTCAGATAGTCAAGTGCATATTGGTACTGATAAAGGTATTATATTATTTGACCTATCCTGTACTATTAATAAAGAGACATTTACAGACATTAATTTATTTACTACAGCACTTTTAATAAATTTAACAGCAGCATAATCATGGCACAAATAAGAAATGAAATTTATGATGAAAATGGACTTGTTGAAGTTGTTTTTATAGAGGTAGAAGATTCTACTCAAGAGGAACTAATTGCTGAAAAAGAGGCACAGCTCCTAGCTTTGTATGAAGAGTTAAAATCTCTAAAAGGAGAATAGATGAAATACTTAGTTATATTACTTTTATTATTATCGTCATGCTCTTTAGAGAAAAGGCTAGCAAAGTATTGCCCGTTGTGTGTACAAAAAGATAGTACAGTAACTATAATACAGCTTAAGGATACAACCATAAAAATCCCTGGTGAAACAATAACGCTAATGGACACACTTTATTGTGACTCATTAGGTAATGTTATATCTAAATTAAATGGAGACCTTAGAGACAAGGATGGTAAACTAATAAGTCTACAAACAAAACTACAAGACAACATATACACATCTAAGGCTAGAGTCCAGACAATATATAGGACGATTAAGGGTAATGATGTGTACCACACTAAGGTGGTAACCAAAACTTTAAAACCAGAGAAGATAAAATATATTCCATGGTGGGTTAATTTCTTTGCTGTGTTAGGTGGAATATTATTTATAATACTACTTATATACTTTGGTTACAAGTTGATTAAACTTTATTTATTATGAAAACACAGTTATCTTTATTAATAATGTCTGTCCAATCAGAACTATTGACACTTATATCTATATGCCTTGCATTCTTTATACCAATATCTGGGATACTGCTAATGATTGGAGTACTTATTATTTTTGATACTGTTGCAGGAATATGGAAAGCCAAGAAGATAGGAGAGCAGATTACATCTAGAAGACTATCTGCTATTATAAGTAAGTTGGCATTATACGAATTAACGGTAATAATGTTTTTCTTGATTGATAGATTCATCCTCAATGATATCCTGCTCACTTTTTTCAGTGTACCATTTATGTTGACAAAAGTGGTTGCACTAGTGCTATCTAGCATCGAGGTAATGTCGATCAATGAGTCATACAAGCAAGTCTACAATCTGGACCTGTGGCAGGCAATGAAGCTACTATTTGCTAGAGCTAAGGACATTAAAGACAATATAAATAAAATTAAATGACAACGCAACAAATAACAAAAAAATACGGTACTGCTAATGTCACAGGTGCAGGTTACTTAGTAAAGATAAAGTTACCTTATCCAATGCGTATTGCTTGGGACTTAGACAGCTCGGTAAATTCTATGATGTGTCATAAGTTAGTAGCTGATAATTTTACTGCTGTATTCAATGAGCTTTTAGCTACCTATGGCTATGATAAGATTAAGGAGTTAGGGATTGATTTATTTGGTGGATGCTTTAACTATAGAAAGATGAGGGGAGGTACAGCTCTATCCATGCACTCATGGGGTATTGCAATAGACTTAGATCCTGCTAGAAATCTACTCAAAGAATCATCGAAAACTGCAAGATTTGCAAGACCTGAATACAAGGCTATGATAGATATTTTTTACAAGCATGGCTTTATATCTTTGGGTAGAGAACGCAATATGGATTTTATGCACTTTGAGATAAAAGAGTAATAAAAAAATATGTAACTTTGTAATAATGAAAAAGCAATTAGAATCTAGTAAAAGAATAGTGCGATTTGTTAGTCGCCCAGGTGTTCATGCTAAGAGCAAGACATCAAAGTTAAAGACATCAAGAAATTATAAAAAAAAATATAAAGGACAAGGGAAATGAAAACACAAGACTACGATGATGCTGTAGCTACATTAAGTACTAGGCTATTTGGAACTGATGCAACTGGACAAACAAAAAACTTTACTGTTCAATCAGTTTTAGAGTTTAACGCTGTTCCTTCAGTTGTTGCAACAAATTCATTAGCGTCAACAACAATTTCTAATATAAATACATACTTTACTGGTACAGCTGGAGGTAGTTTTGCAATAACTTTTCCAGCTGCAAATCCCAACTTAAATGGGATTAAGTATGTTGTGATGTCTACAGCGGCAAGACCAAATACAACATGGATCTCTAGTGGTGCTACATTTGTTGGTGCACCTAGTACATTGAGTCCATCAGGTGTTGCTACTCCAGTGTGTTTTCAGTATAACCATTCTAATACGACTTGGTATATATCATTATAATTAGTATATTTGCATAATAAATTTAATAAAATGAAAAAAATAAAAAAAGAGGAGCTCTCTAAATTAGTTGAGCTTAACACAAACTTTAGAGAACTAAAGTTTCAAGTGGCAGACATTGAGGTTACATTCAATAGACTTAAAAGCCAAAAAATCGCTACACTTTCAAATCTTGAAACAGCAGCCTTTGATCTATCGTCTTATCAGGATGAGATAATTAAGGAGTATGGAGACATTAAAGTAAATCTACAAACAGGTGAATATAATTAGAAAAGTGTCTATTGGTCCTGACTATATGAAGTGCATGCACTATATGTTAGGTCAAGAAGTTCTTGATAGAACTTGGGTAATAGACTCCATACTAAAGGATGACTCTGGATCAATATCTATATGGATAATTAAATCTGGAGAAATAATTAAGTGGAAAACTTTTTCTAGTAACGTTCCAA